GCCGTTGAGCGAATCCCGCACAGCGTTGGCGATGGTAACACTCGCCAACGCTGTGCGGGATTCGCTCAACGGCTGGCGCGATACCAGCCTATCGCCGGAAGTCCACTCGTGCCTGCTCGAAAAGGGCAGTGAGGCGGACATTCCGGTTGACCCGTTCGAGGGTACAGATATTCGCATTTCCGGGCGACGGATGGACTTCAGTATCTGGTACGCCACGTCTTAACAACCACGTCCTGACAGCCACATCTCAACAACTGAGGGAGAACAACTATGGCTATTTCCACCAATGGTTCCACACTCACATTCGCCGAGTCAGCGGTTGGCGAACTGGTCGATATTTCGTTCAGCGAAAGCGGCCAGCGAATCGAGGCCACCAACCTCGCCGACACGATCAATAAGTTCGAGTTGGGCACGTCTGAGATCGAGTGCCAGATCACCGTTAACGGCAACAACGACCACGGCCTGGCAGTCGATGATTCAGGCGACATCGCCATATCGTGGAACGACGGCTCAAGCGAGGCCATCACCGCCGCGGTTGTGTCTGACATCGAAACGTCGGGCAGCCTGAACGGCGCGATCCAAACGAGCATCACGTTTATTCCCGAGAACGCAGACGGCAGCTAATCCGTCACAGCAAGGAGGCAGCTATGAGTAGTAAGACAAAGACAGCACTAACCGCCGAGCAGATTTACACCGCAGACGACGGCGTGCGTGAGTGGGTGGCCGTGCCGGAATGGGGCGGCGGCGTGCTCGTCAAGAACATGAGTGGGGACGAGCGCGATGCTTACGAGCTAGCGTGTATGCAGAAGGATGGCGACAAATTCATCCCGGCACTAGACAACATGCGGGCAAAGTTGCTTGTGCGTTGTGTTGTTGACGGTGACGGCAATCGCCTGTTCAAGGACGCTGATACAATCAAGCTCGGCGGCAAGTCCGCGCGCGCAATTCAGCGGCTATACAACGTCGCCACTCGCCTCAACGGTATTACGAACGAGGACATCAAGGATCTAGCGGGAAACTCCGAAGGCGCCCCGAGCGCCGCTTCTGGTTAAAGCTCGCACACCTCTACGGCATCCCCGTTCGGCAACTGCAACAACAGATGACCTCGGCCGAGTTCGCCGAGGAGATAGCGTTCTACACGCTCGACCCGTGGGGCGAGGAACGTGCGGACCTACGCGCGGGCATTATCGCCAGCTTGGTAGACGCGACCATTCCGCGCAAGCACGGCCGGTCGCGGTCGCCAGCGCAGTTGATGCCGTTCCTGCACGAACCCGAGCAGGCAAAACCCACCACTGAGCTCCAATCACAATTCCGCGCCGTGTCCAGGGCGTGGAACAAGCGAAGGAAAAGGAAGCGTGGGGAATAATCTCGCTTCAGAACTCAAAAGGCTTGACAAGAAGCTCGCCAAGCTGGGGAAGGCTGCGCGCGGCGCGGCCGTGCTCAACACACTTGTGCGTGCCGGCAGGCTTGTGCAGCGCGCAGCGAAAGCCAACGCCGCTCGTGATACCGGGGCAATGGCCAGCAACATCCATATCGTCAAAACGCGAGCAAACGTGCAGCGGCCGTCGGTCTGGGTGCAAACCGGAACGCGCGAACAGATGGGCATAAGCGCGGACGCAGAGTGGTACTACCCGGCCATTATTGAGTATGGCGGGGTGCGTAAAGATGGCCGCGCCATCCCGGCCAAGCCATTTCTCCGCCCCGCTTACGACTCCAATCGGGGCGCGGCGCTTGAGATTATCAAACGCAACATGGGGCGCGAGATCAGGAAGGCTGTGTCGTAACGATGGCAACAATTGCATCGCTAGCTGTAAACCTGTCGCTTGGATCGGCGTCGTTCACCAAGGATGCTCTGCGCGCGTCTCAGGCCGCCGATCGAATGACCAACACCTTGAACCGCCAGGTTGGCACATTCGGCATGGCGACACGCGAAAGCAAGATACACCAGCTTGCCACGCGCGGCGCGTCTGAGGCGCAGATACAAGCCGCCACAGCAGCCAACAAACAGCTTGTAGCGCTTGAGAGCAAGGCGCGGCAGGAAAAGCGCGCAGCCCAGATTGTTGAATCGGTCAGAACGCCGACCCAGAGATACCGCGCGGAAGTTGAAGAGTTGGGCAAGCTGCTGCAAAGCGGAGCCATCAAGCAAGATACTTACAACCGGTCGCTTGCAAAGACGAACAAGCTTTACGCCGCAATTGACCCGGCAATCTCGGCGGCAACAAAGGCGGTCCACAAGAACACACTGGCAACCAAAGCGCAAGCCGAGGCGCAAGGCCGCGCACGGCAGGTTATAGCCGCGACGGTTACGCCTGCAGAGCGATACCAGCGTGAGGTGCAAGACCTAAACAAAATGCTCCGCAGCGGGCATATCACACAGACAACACACAACCGGGCGGTGGTGCAAGCCCAGGAATCCTATCGCCGACTCAGCCCGGCCATATCAAAGGCGACAAAACGGCAGATCGTTTTCAACGCTGCCGCAAAAATGGGTGGCGCGGCTATCACCAGCATAGCACGGGTGGCCACCAGAACAGCCAAGCGGATGGCGCGCCTTGGCGCGGCGCTTACGGTTGGTGCTGTTGTCGCCGCCACCGTTCAGCAAGAGCGGTTCAGCCGCGCGATGCGCCAGTCGCAGGCCATCATGGGCGACCTAACCGACAACCAGATGGCGCGAATGAAAAAGGCGGCCATTGACGTTGCGGGGGCGACTAAGTTTAGCGGCGCGCAGGCCGCGGAGTCGTTCTACTTCCTCGCGTCTGCCGGTCTTGACGCCGAGCAATCCATAGCCGCACTGCCCAAGGTGGCGAAGTTCGCACAGGCCGGCATGTTCGATATGGCACTGGCCACCGACTTGTTGACCGACGCGCAATCAGCGCTGGGTATGACCGTGCCGAACGTCGCACGGAACATGCTCAATATGGCGCGTGTGTCCGACGTACTGGTGAAGGCCAATACACTGGCGAACGCGAGCGTCCAACAGTTCAGCGAGGCGCTGACCAATAGGGCTGGTGCCGCACTCAAGATCGCCAACAAGGGTGTCGAGGAAGGCGTTGCTGTACTGGCCGCGTTTGCCGACCAAGGCATCAAGGGCGCCGAGGCCGGTACCGCGCTCGGTATCGTGATGCGCGACCTACAGACCAAGGCCATCAAAAACGCCGCGATGTTCGATCATTTTAAGATCTCGGTATTTGATACGAACGGCGGAATGAACAACATGGCCGACATAATCGGCCATGTTGAGAACGCCCTGGCGGGAATGTCAACACAGCAGGCCAAGGCCACACTGCTACAACTCGGCTTTGCGGATAAGTCCGTCGCGTTCCTGCAAACCCTGATCGGTATGTCCGACCAGATACGCGACTACGAGCAGGCGCTGAATGTGGCTGGCGGTACCACCGACAAGATCGCTAACAAGCAGATGACGGCGTTCCAGAAGTCGCTACAAAAGGTCAAGGCTGAGTTCCTTCGGCTATCTGCCGCCACCGCGCCGATCCTGACCGAGATAAACAAGCTACTCGAATCGCTCAGCGACAAGATGGCTGGCGTTGATGTTGCGGACTTGACCAAGCGCGTCAAGGAAGCGGTTGACGGCATGCGGATGTTTGCCTCGAACTTTTTGCATGTACTGAAAGACATCGCGTCGCACTTTAAGTGGGTAGGGAGTGAAATACTAAATGTGATGACGCTATTGGGAGTAAGGCCGCTTCCCAACAGTCAAATCGCAATGATGAAGGAACTCGCTGAGATTGAAAAGCGGCTGAAGGGCAAGACTGACTCCGGGTTTGAGGTTGCGATCAGGTCCGCGAACCCGGTCTCAGGCAAACAGTTTGCTGCTGATCTGAAGCGGCAAAAGCAACTAATGATGGGGATCAAGGCCGCCCAAATGCAGGAGCGATATAACGCGACACTCTTGCAACAGACAGAGCAAACCGCCGAAGCAGCTAAGCAGACCGCCTCGGCCACGGAGGCCACGACAAAAGCCGCCCGCGACGCCGCCGCTGTGACAGCGGAACACGCCGCCGCGCAAGGCCGTATCTCCGACATTCTCGACGGGTTGAAAGAGCAACACGAAGCGATCGGCAAGGCCGAGGGCGAGGGGATTCTCAGCCAGCTTAAACGACTCGACGCGAACCAACAGCAAATCAACGACGCCAAGCTGTTCCTGGCGAAAATCCGCGAGGTCACCGAGGCGGAAGCTGAACGCACAAAGCAGGCCGAGCGCATCGCCGACCTACAACAGTACGCGGCGCGGGTTATTGAGAGTCAAAAGGCGCCGACGCAGCATGTGGCCGATGAGCAAACGCGGCTGGTGGCCGCACTCAATGCCGGGCTGCTGACGCAGGATCAATACAACCGGGCGCTGGTCGATGCGCGTAAGCAGTACGGCGGCATTGTGGACGAGGCCAAGAAGCTCTCTGCCGAAACCGGCGAGTTTAAGGTCGGCAAGTTGTCGCGCATGGCGTTGGACACATCATCGCTCGGCGCGTTCGGCGGTGACATAGCATCGCAGACAGCAAAGGCGATCGGCGGGGATAACAGCGACAAAACGCTCGGCAAAATGGACACCACGCTGGCGAAGATCGAGCGGAACACCCGGGAAGGGGCGCGGGCGTAATGGCTGTTAGTGCAAAACTTGATATCGTCACCACGCTTGAGGGAAATGAGGTTCGCGGGCGGCTTGAGTCTGTTACGCGCGAGGCGCTGGTGTCGGGGCTGACCGGCACCGACTGGACTGTCATAACCGAGGCGCTGGACAACCTCGGCCTTGCTGCCGGTTCACAACTATCGGCGGCATATCCCAACCTAAAACTTGTCGGCCGCAATCCGACTTATGCCGGCGGCAAATCCGGCAGCCAAAACGTGCGCGTCCGGCTCGATTATGAGTACGAGGACACCACACCACGGTACAGTGGCGGCACGTCGGTGGAGCAGGTGGTTACTCAAGTGGACGCGAATGGTGATGATATAGTTCTGGAGCACACTTTCCCGGCAGACGACCCGCTTCATTTAGGCGAAACCATAGACGCCGTTGTTGATGTTCCAGTGACAGTACAGCGGGCGAGCTTAACAGCCGTTGTTGTGCTGCAAGTCGCATCGCCCGGCACTATTACAAAAGAGTGGGCGAACCACCTCAACGACGCGAACTGGAACGACGGCGCGGCGCGCACGTGGAAGTGCGAATCGGTGACGTTCGAGGAGTTCGACACGTCACAGTCGCCCTGCAAATGGACGTTCAATTTCGAGTTCGGCTATAAGGGCGATGGCTGGGATAATGACGTTTGGCTTATCGACCCCTTGAGAAACGCCGCCCCGAAGAATCTAGTTGCGGGTGTTGGCAAAAAGACGCCGGAGATACTGCCTGAGCGCAATTTTAGCGACTTGCCCGGCGCGTAACCATGCCCAAACTCCCCGACAGATTGAAGCCCGGCCAGTTGATCCGTAGTTGGGCAAACCAACTGCGCGATGCGGTTGCGGCTGTACTGGTAGGCGGCGCGGGTTTGAAGGTAACGCGGCGCGGCGAGCAGGTTGTGCTTGGCGTTGACCTGGACTACCTGCGCAAGCGGCTGCACACACCGTACACCGCGCCGCCGTGGGTTGGTAAGATTACAGCCTCAGCATCGGCTGGTGACAATAAGTGGTCGTACACCGTTGCGCGCCAGATCAAGTCCACTACTGGTTATGGTGGTTGGGCGGCGGCGGCCAGTGGCTTGAGCGTGACCGCCTACAACTTCGCCGAGGATATCAACAGCGGTGCTGGCCAGCAGGGCAACGGTATCGATATCGACGGCGCGGACTTCCCGGCTGGTTTCGCGGTTATCGCCGTGCCGACCGATTCGCCAGTGTTGGTGTTTGCTGTTCCGGTTGCAGACGGGACTATCGAGTATTGGTTCACGCACGAGAACGCGGCGGACGGGACGTGTACCTAATGGCCGGTTTCCATCGAGCATGTTGCTGTAGCCCTGCCGAGGTTTGCACCGACTGCGGCGTGTGTAGTTTCAGCACCCTATCGACGGTGACGTTGGCGTGGACGATCTATCCGACTGGCGGCAGTCATTGTGCGTGTGGGGACGCCGCGTTTACGAGTAATACACTCACGCTGCCGCGTACATCATACCCCGGCTCAGGCCCGATTTTCCACTTAAAGAGAACTTGGGGTGTGGCTGATGATATTCCAGTACCGTTGCCTGGAGCAACTTGCCCCGATTATCTTGGCGTAATCCTTTATTATGATTGCCTGCGAAACTACTGGGCTATCTATAGGCTGAACGCACGGGAGTCCACACCCCCCAATTACTGGAACACGGGAACACTTCTGTATGGCCAAACGGTGCCGGGTGATTGTACTGGTGGTTCTGTTACTGGTGCCGCTATCGCTAATCCGGGATATTGTGAATGCACAGGAACGGTCGACCTCACCATCACCGTCAACGACAACGAGGCGTGCGATACATGCAGTGCCGACTCATTAGATGTAACCTTTTCTGGCGTCAACGCAAGCGTTTGCGCCTGCCACGGAGACGGGCTTACTTGGGGATTATTCCCGACTGTAGCATTGGATGGAACTTACACGATACCGTTCGATAGCGTTTTTGGTGGGGTAATACGCATATTCAAAGGCACATTCATTGGCAGTTGGTATACTGGCGATCTGTACGCCGATAACGGATGCAACACATCGCTCGGTTTAACGCTGGCCACCAATCCACTCAATATCGTCCTGTGGTGCCAAGACAGTAAGATTGTCCGCTTCTACGCTATTGTAGACGACGGAACACAAGACGTTTGGCTGTTCAATACTATATCAGCGCTGCCAGTCCCGCTCGACCCTGATCTGCCGATAGCGAACAACATAAACTGTCATCCGACTATTGGCGGGGATTTTCGCGGCGCGTCAGACGGTGGGACTGCTACGGTGGTGGTGACGCCATGAGAGTAAAACCAACACAAGACGGCAAACGCATAGCTGAGGGCGACACACCTTGGCTCAAGTATCGCGTGGTCGATGGCAAGGTCGAGATATGGGAACCACGAACACCGCCAGAACAGCCAGCCGCACAACCGGCGACAGGCAAGCTACTGCCCGGCAACATCCTATCCATCGCAATCAAGCTGATAACCGGCGAGATGCCGTCCGCGTCCTGTGGATGTAACCGGCGAATTCGCATCATGAACCGACGCGGCTGGTGGTGGTGCTGGCGAAACCGCGAAACCATCCAAGGCTGGCTCGCACAGGAGGCGCGAAAGCGAGGACACGAAATCGACAACGACAAAGCGGCGGACCTGATTCGCGCGGCGTGGGTAGAACTGCGCCGACAACGCGCCGAAGCCTGATAGACAATCCGAGCCTCCTTGCCAGCGCGGCCCCGACCCTCATTGGTTGGGGTCGCGTTTTTTTGTGCCAACATGGCCTACTTGCCCGCCACCATATCGTCAATCGAGGGAAGGTCGGTAGTTGGCGTTGTGGGCGGCGTAGGCTTGCGCTGTGGCCGCTTCCGGGCCAACGCCTGTGTGTAGTGGTCGTTCATCTTGCGTAGCTCGTCGCGGCATTCACGGGCGTGGATGTGGCATTGGTAGAGGTACCACGGGATCAGAATTGTTATCACGATATAGGCGAACGTTCCTAGGGTGGCCGCCACACGCACAAGTGTATCCGCAGTTTCGATTGTATCCTCCATCACAACCCCTTTTCAAAGACCATCTAAGTTTGGCGTCCCCGTTGCCATCATCCCCTCCAAAACTGTTTCTGAATATCCGCCACCTGTTTTGCAGTAAACCCCGCCACACCGCCATTCGCCGCCCTTATTAGGCGATCAGTACGCTTATCAGCTTTGGATTCGGCCACCAGAAGGCAGGCGTGAATAGCGCCGGGAAACCACAGTAGTAGTGTCAGAAACAGATTAAGCACTGCCTGCACTGGCTTGCCACACAAAAGCACGGCTACTGGCGGAAGCACGATTGCGCATAAGTACATCATCGCGTTCCCCTTTCAGCAGATCTGCCCCAGACGCCCCTACCCGTCGTCCCCGTTCGTGTCCCCGTCGCCCCGGTGCGCTTCGCATTCGCCGCAGCCGATTTGCCCGGCGACACAGCCCTCGCCCTGCCCCTTGTCCCCGCACTGGCGAACCACCCCCGGTTCACCCGACCCCGACCCCCGTGCTAGGCGGTCGGCCGTGGCCTGCCCGATGCTGGCTCCCGGGCTTTGGGTCTGGGTTTTTTCCCCGCCGCCATATCCTCCAACACCATCTTGGCAATGTCTGGACCGTGAGCGCCAAACAGGCCGAGTATCCCCCGCTGCACAACCTCTGGCTGGCCCGAAAACCACTCATAGATTCGGCTGGCAACACCGATCTCGGTCATGTCGTTGTCGTTCGCCCACTCCTCGGCAACAGCCTTGGCCTTGCCAGTAACAGCTATTCTGATGATTTTTCTTTCGTCCACAAGTGCTACCATGACAACCTCTTATGTTGCTTTCAAGTGCTTGCGGCATGACATTCCGAAAATTCTTTGACGTTTACTGTTGACAAATAGCAACAAGAGACGATACTTATAACTATGGCCGCAACCCAACCACAATCAAACGAGTCCATTCGGTTATGCGATTGCCGCCATGCAACCACGACTGATTGCACAGCACTTGCGAAGGGTGCTTTCAATATTACGTCCGTATCGGTGCCAGCCGATTCAGACGCTTCCGCCAGCTAGGACGGCTAGGCAACAGGGTAACGCATATGGCCATGGATGGCAAGACGAAAGTGATTAAATTGACACAGGGCCAAATCACAACCGTGGACGAGATCGACTACGAGCCGCTGACGTGCTGCCACTGGATGGCCCAGGGTTGGCCTCGCGGATTCTATGCTGTCGGCTGCTTTAATGTCGGCCGGAAGCGACCCGCTCGCATCCAAATGCATCGCATTATCACCAACACCCCGGCGGGTATGGAAGTTGACCATATCAACCACAACACATTGGATAATCGCCGCGTAAATCTACGGACCTGCACACACCAGCAAAACCAGCAAAACAGTGTGCCTCGCGGTGGCGTATCCCGCTTTAAGGGCGTGTCCTTTATTACAGCCGCCAGCAAATGGCAGGCGTCTATCAAACTACCAGACGGTCAGACCAGGCAGCGCCAGTTCCCCACCGAACTCGAAGCGGCGCACGCCTACGACACGGCTGCCCGCGAGCACCACGGCGCATTCGCATACCCGAACTTCCCCACGCCGGCGGACCTGGCGGCAAGCGAAAACCACAACTGGCCGGAGCACTCACTTGTGCCAGAGGCGTTGTCGCGGCTGTGGCTGGCGTCTCAGCCCGAGGCTAAGCCATGGCGGTTTCGGTCGCTGCCTACCTACTCGCCCGTGTACGCCCAGCCAGACGGCGTTGAACTGGCTGATTTGCGCGACCAGACCGATGCGCTGCTGGCCCGCGTAACCGACCGGGAGCGGCAAGTGCTAGAGGACCGATTTTGGCGTGGGCTGACACTGAAAGAAGTTGGCGACGAAATGGGAATTACCCGCGAGCGCGTGCGGCAGATCGAGGCCGGGGCGCTTGAGTGGTTGCGTTGCGCATGATTGACTGACTGATAACGACTCGATGGATCGAGTCAACAGCAAGCCGGAACTGGGATGACGAAGGCTAGCACTACAACACGAACCGCCATATTGGCGAATACTGGAAGCAGAGCCCTTAATCTTGACCCCAGTTCGACCGGTTGCACTGGACGCGACCGAACGATTACCCGCCTGAGCCCAACCGGCTTGGGCGGGTTTTTGCTACAACCCGGCGACGTTCGCCGGTGTTTCGAAACTACAACCCCAACACAGGAGGCCGCAACCCTGGCGTGGCCCAACAACTTCTTCAGGCTGCGCACTTCTTGGCGTGGGCGTTCCACGCACTCACCGGCTGGCCACACCGCCGACAAGCCTGGGGCCAGCCGGTTTCTATTTAGTCGCTAGGAGTCACGGATGACAACTATACAACAACACACGGCTGAGACGGCGGCGAGGTTCGAGGCGGCAAAACCCGCAGCGGATATTGTCTCGGATCAGTACGACGACACGGAGGGGCAGATCCGGGATTGGGTGCGGGAGAACATCGCACTTGACAGTGACGGCAACTGGTCCGGCGAGTTTGTAATCGACTACCAGAACACCAGCCCCACTACCGCCCTGCTGATAGTCGCACGCGCGCCGCTCGATGATATTCCGGCGATGGTATTGCAGGAAAATAAAAACGATGGACGCATGCACTGGCACCCAATCACGGTAGATGTTGTGGTCACCCGCGAGTTAGACCTGGATCATTGGAACGGCAGCGCGCTGCGAGTCACCTACTGTGCGGAGTTGAAATAATGGCAACACTCGTATTCCTGATCGTGGCCCTGCCCTGGTCTGTTGTGCTGCTGGCTGGCATTGTCGCCAACTCGCAGCGCCGCGACGTGGCGTACTGGGTTCGGCGGTGCAAGCAGGACGAACCCGACCCGCGACTAGACGAAACCGCCGCGCGCATTGCGCGGGTGCTGGAGGTGACAAATGGCTGAACAATCATTGGTTGAAACAACGCCCGAACAACCCACCACGCTTGTCGTAACGAACGGCGACCCGATGGCGCTGATTCACGCGGCAGTCCAACACAACGCCGACCCCGACCAACTTGGCAAGCT